TCTTCTGGGCTCACCTTAGGAACAAACCGTAAACATCTGTTTGTCAAGCGAAATCTTCGGCCCGAGTCTAGACTGTCTTAAAGCAGACCATAAGAGAGCAGAGTCAGACCTTCTTGGGGTTAAAGAGGGGTTATGGGGGCACCTAAGAGGGGTCTTCTGACTTATAGGGGGTCAGGGGGCGGATGTTGACTTGCCGGAGCCGGGCTGCTAGCCTAGCAAAATCACGCAACCAGTTCAGCCCTATATACAACCCCTATAACAACTTAGAAGGCATATACAATGCTAGAGATTCAGGAATACCTAATCAGAGAGAAACGCCTCTGGACCCCCCTTAATCGCAACCGATACGATCACCTCCAAGCTGCGCTCCCTGACATTAAAGCAGCTGAGGCATTCAAGGCCGAGTATGATAGCGAGCAGCTACCTAGATTCATTGAGGAAGCTAATTCACAGGGGGACTACTAGGATGGATAAGCTAATTAAGATTGAGGTTAAGAACTCTTATGGCAGTGAACGATACTACCCTAAGTGTAATCTCAGTAAGATGTTTTGTGATATCGCTGGAACCCAAACTATAACCCAGGATATCATCTCTACAATAAGAAGAAACGGCTATAACATAGACGATGTTACCCCAAAGAAAACCTTTGAAACCAACCAATAAGTAGGACCAAGTACAATGAAAACATACACAATCAACGGACGCCAATGCATCGATGCAACCAAGAGCATGACCCTTAATATCACCAATAATGATTGCACCTTAGCATCACGAAAAGACCATGCTAATTGCGTAATCTCCAGAGCTTGTATGAAAAGCACCGGCTCTGATGCCTTGGTGTATGTCTCACGAGTATACATTAAGCAAACCTACCAAGATGTCTGGGTAAGATACATCGTAACAAATACCTTGCGTACTCAGGTAGTTGCATTCGATCAGGGTGGCGACTTTGCTGAAGGAACATATACCCTTCATGCCCCTAACTCATGTAAGCGACTAGGTGTAAGTACAGGTGGCCATAAGGCAGCAGCCATCAAGACACCTCGCAGGATGCCAATAAAGCTTGAAGGTGTACGAACTGCAGGGCATTATGGAAAGATTGCTAGCTAATTTGAACGTGCCAGCTAGTTACTGGCTAGTCAGGAGACAGAACTAGGCTTCCTGATGATTGAAGTGGTGTAACTACCGCAACAAAGAGCCTAAACTTAGGTAAGAGTGGAGCATTTGTGTCTTATGATGTCATGAAGCTCTTACCTCCAAACAGGGGGAGAGTGGAGCATATCGTATACTCAATTACAGCGAGGCGTTACGGCAAAACTTTCCCCCACCTTATGGAGCAAACAATGGCTGACCTATACATACACCAAGTAACAAACATAAAACTAGATGACACCATACTAGAAACCAATTCGACACGCCTATCAACCCTAACCATAACCAATCACCAAGGACATAAGACTACCATCAACATCTTCTTTGATAGCGACACCAACTATAATTGGAAGTCTATGACCATAGAGGATTCCAAAGATGACTAAGAGCAGCGTAGTTCACTTGCCTCACAACTCAGGCATTAAATCACACTGGGAGATATCTCAAGACTGTCCTACATGTGGTGGCTACAAGACCTATCAGACTGTCAGTCACGGAGTAGCTGCCTCAGGACCATACCAAGACTACATAGATCATCCTTGTGACGAGTGTGACAGCGACGGCAAACAATCGCTAGACGAACCACGTTCCTTCTATGATACTCATCAAGACGTAATCGAAGACTACCCTAAAGCCAACATAACCCTATACATAAAGGAAAATGAATCATGAATGCCTTAGCCTTTGACCTTAACATCGATTTCCCTCGCTTCTCAGAGGACTATAATCCTCACTTCTACGGTAAGCACGACAAGGGCATCCGCAATATTTCAACCGACGAGATAGTCAACACGCCAAGCAGAACCTACAAGCTAGTGCAGCACGAGGACATCTATAATAAGTTCAAGGAATACCTAAAAGAATCGCTTGCTGACCGTGACTATCAATCCCTTAAGGAAGACACCTGCTTCTCATCTAACGGAGCTAAGATGTCTTGCAAGTTTTCTTTTCCCACCATGCAAGTTCACTATGATCACACCCAACTTGGAAGACAGACCAGGAACTTCTATGTCCTTCTCAAGCATGGTGTTGATGGCAAGTGGTCAGCGGAATCAGGTGTTGGCCTAATGGATTTTGCCTGCCTTAACTTCGAGATGGGAGGCGAATGGGATTTGTTTAAGCGTAAACACACAGCAGGATTCTCCGTTGATAAGTTTGTAGCACCTCAAATGAATTGTATGGATCAGTATTATGCACTCCAAAACAAACACCTACACCAAGTGAATACCCCTTGCGATGATGTCAAGGTGTTATCCTATCTTAAGAGCATTCCCAAATGGTCTAAGCAAGTATGTGATGAGGATGGCCGTAAGCTAGAACACCAAGACGGCACCCCTGTTGTTGATACAAACAAGGCAGGTGATCGTATCTTCGGGCAATGGATACATGAGAAGAACGACAGAGGCCCCAATATTTTCGCCTTATCTAGCGCCCTAACCTATTGGTCATCTCACGACTCGGATGTCTTCCCTATCAAGAAATCAGCAGGTGGCAGCAATTCAATGAGTATCTTAGCAGACAGACAGAAATTCGTAGCCACTATAATGCAAAAGAGTCCCTTTAAAGCCGACTAATTTGAGGTGGTGTACCTTTCTAAGGTATAGCTGATATCTTTAAGATACCTAAGACTCACCACCTGTATGTGCAGTTTTCCAACCAAGCACATACGTCATATGGTTTTAGGTATCACTCAAGCGGAGCCTATGTGGGCAGTCTCGACAGCCAAGGCGGTATCATCGCAATACTGCCAAGCCCACCCTAACCAAGGAGCGAACATGAACAACGATTACATTTTAGCAGGACAAATAGACCCTAAGCGTCTTTCCACATGGAAACGTAGTGCTGATTGGGGCCTCCTACCCAAGGAAACACACAAAATAAAAACTCCTTGGTTAAAGTACAAGCAGCAGAGCAAAAAGGAAGCTCGCCCTTCAGAACGGCACTCTTGTGTTAGCAAGCAGGAGAAACAATATATGCGAGAACAACTTAGCCGACTAGACATAAGTATACATCGTATCGCTGAAATGAGTGGGACTAGTCAGTCAAGTATTTATGCCATGTTCACTAGTAAGGGACAACAAATAAGAAATAGAAAAACCACGTTCAATAAACTGTATAAAACATTCTGGCAGATAAAACCCTTTAACCCAGACCAGGAGAAAACATAATGCCCGACAAACAATACAGAAAAATAGGCCACCTGCTAGCTCTAGGCACAAACACCAAGCTAGCTAAGGGAACTCAAGACTACCTGATAGCAGGCCTATCTCTAGCACCCAGTGACCTAAGCGGCTATCGTGTTTGTACCCATGAAAAGGTAGCCTCCTGCGTAGAAACCTGCCTATTCTATGCCGGGCGTGGTGTCATGAAACCCGTAAAGAAAGCTCGCCTCAGGAAGACGCGCCTCCTAATGGAAGATCGCCACGAGTTCCTCAGACTGCTTGACTTAGACCTAAGAAGCATGCTCAAATATGCAAACAAACACCAAAGAAAACTTGCTGTACGCCTCAACGTCCTGTCAGACCTCAGCTGGGAAAACATCTTTGATATGTCAAAATATGACATACAATTTTACGACTACACCAAGCGCACCACTCGTCTAGGGAAGCTGCCATCTAACTACGATCTAACTCTAAGCGTATACGAACACAAACATCTATATCCCAAGGCCATACTTAAAGCCCGCGAAACCAACACCAATATAGCGGCTGTATTTGACGGCCCTATACCTAAAACCTTTGAAGGCCTACCCACTTTCTTAGGCGACGATGATGACCTACGTTTTCTAGACCCTAAGCCATGTTGCGTAGCCCTAAAAGCTAAGGGAAGACTGCTTAACAAAACCATCTTAAGCCAAATGAAATCCAAACTGTCCTTCGACTCAAAGGAGCTGGCACATGCCTGACATAAACGGCCTAAGCTGTTTCAGTAATGAAGAACAAGCACAATTATACGATACCATAGAACATGAGCTTACCGTTGCTGTTCGCGATATTGTAGACACTATAGATCGAATGGATCATGTACAGGATGTGGCGCGCTCCACCACAGATAAAGAACACTTCACTATGCCTATGGATTGCCTGTATGAATTATCCGGTATTGTTAGTCAGGCCATCATGAACCATTCCAAAGTCCGCCCTTCACCCTGGGTGCCTCATGAGGGAGAAGCAGATGCCAAGTAAAGCAAAGAAGTTAAACGTCTATAGGAAAAATCATCAACAAGGCTACCATAATAGGCTCAGAGGCATACGCTTTAAAGCTTCTCCTGAGTTATCAATAGATCAAGAACAGCTAAAAATAGCAGAGTTCTTAGGTAAAGGCTTAGGTAAAAAGTATCCTAGAGGAGCTACCTTAGACCCTCACTTTCAAGAGGATGCTAAGTGCCAGTCCCTATTGAATGCTGCAACCACAATCGAGTTAAAAGATGGATGATTATGAAGACGAAACCTTAAGTCTTATCCAACTAGAAGAGGACTTCCATGAATCTTTTCCCAACATCTTAAGATTTATCTTTAATCAGGCAGAGAAGGCGGACCTTGATCCTAGCTATGTCCTTAATGTAGTTGTCTATAAGGCAGTAAAAATTATGGAACGTCGATACGACTATGATCGTAAGTATCTTTTAGGCTTTATAAAAGAGACCATAGAAAAGTTAACACTAGAAGAAATTGATGAAAGCGTAGCCCATTAATGTTTGTCTTAACCTCAATAGCACTATACTTAACCGGCTTCTTAATAATGTACTGGGCATATCTAACATGAAGAATATTGAAAGACCTTTCGAGTTAAATCCTGACGACCTACTAGAAGAAAAGAACTTAAAACAGCTAAAGGATAAATTGCTAGACAGCCTAAAAGTTAGACGTAACCTAAGAGAAAAGAAACATCAACAAGAGTTGTTTGATCCTAGTAAACCCCAAGGAAAAAAGAAATGAATCATAAACCCATATGGTACCTAGGCCCCCAAGAAATAGGCCGTAACTCCCAAGTGTTCGCTACTGAGAAGGAAGCCCTAGACAGTGCTAAGGCTCGCTTCAATAACTGGACACAACCAACAGACTTTGGTGTTGAAGAGACTGAAGACCCTGTTACCTATGTCAGAAAAGAAAACCTAGACTATAGCCTTAAAGGATTAAACCAATGAGAAAACTTACAATACTATTAGCTTCAGCCCTAGCAACTACAGCAGCAGTCGGCGGCGTTATGGCAACAGACTCCGGCACATGCAACTACAAGGCAGATGGTACCTACCTTATGTCTAACGGCACCGCTGCCTTCGGCACTATGAATGATGCTATGCA